TGCGTTCATCAAATTAAATAAAGTACCAGATGGTTCTTTGAATGGTAATGGCATTATCGCCTTATTTACATCATCTACAGTAGCATCTAAATCAGCAAATTCACCGGGATTTACCTGTAATTCACCACCTGTAACACGACCTTTTAATTTAAAACCACCCTGCATGTTTGAAAAGGCTGCAGAATCTAATAATGCTCTAAGTGAACCTGTCGCTGCTTTTCCAAGACCACCTATTAAATGATATAATCCAAAACCATAGAAACCTATTCCGGGTAAAAATTTATAAGACACAAAATAATCTTGTCTTAATTTCTTTTCATCATTTTCTTCCCAGTTTCTTCTGATTGCTACAATCTTTTGGCTATCATAATCAATTGTTACTACATATGGAAAGGCAACTATATCTTCATTTTCTTCTGTATCTGAATAACCATCAATACCATCAAATGTTTCGTAAACGTGCATTTCAATTAATGTTACTGTTTCGTTATATTCGCTATCTTCGTAACCCTCTACACCTTCTATTTCTGAACCAATATCTGTTGATGGGTCTGATTCACTGCCTACATATTTTATTGGTAAATAAAAACCACCTTCTACATATCTGTTATAATCGTTTCTAGGCATTGTAATTATATGTGAATATCTAATTGATGTTTGTAAGTCTTTACTGTCTGGTGCGACTACAAAATCTTCTGCCTTAACAAATTGTGAACATTGTCTGCCTAAATTTGTATCAAAATAAACTTTCTTAAATGCATGACCAATTAGTGGTAATTGAAACAACATAGTATCTAAATCTGGAAAATACTCTGGCATTTCCTGTGTTATCTGATAATTCATGTAATCACGAACTCGTCTTGCTTGGTCTTCTAATTCTTCGTTTGGTTCTCCAATAATAGTTGTTTTTACTGGTCCTCCAGACGGATATAATTCTGCGATTGCTTTTGCATTAAATTGTGTAGCAGATTCTGCAATCATAGGGTGTACGACAGTAGATAAACCTCTTGTTGCTCTTTGTTCTTCTTCTTCTGTTAATCCACCATCTGGTTCAAGTGTCTGTAAACCTTGCTTATATCTTTCTTCCCATTCACTTCTTGCTTCTTTATCGCTTTCAAATGCTTCTAATAAATGTTGTGCTTTTCTTGCAGATAAATTGGCATCTAATTCGTCTGCAATATTTTGGTCATGGTCTGATGTTATTTCTACGATTTCATCTAATGATGCATCGCCAATTAAAACATCTTCATTATCTATCTGTTCAACCTCTAGGTTATCTGCAGGTTTACCTTCTGAAAAAGGTACGACATTTGGTTCTCTAGCCATATTTCTTCCTTAATGATTGTATTTCATTAGTTAAATTATGTATTTCTTTTTGTGCTACACTATGTACTGTTTTTACACTAGCATGATTTATCCAACCTGTAACAATATATTTTTCGTATTCAGATACAACACCTCTGTGTGTATGTGTAAAATCTGTTGGCCAAATTAAAGATAATCCCTTTTTTGCCTTAATCTTAACATCTGGATAAAATTTAAATTCTGTACCACCTCCATCTGGTATATCATTTAAATATGTCATAAATACCAAAGACCTTTGGAAAGTTTGCTGTGTATCTCTTTCACAATGCCATTTTTTAAAACCACCACCAGATGGATAATATTGTATATTGAATGGCTCAGTGATTTCAATTAAATGATAACTTTCTGGATATTGTTTAAAATACATATCTAATCCATCTGTTATACAATCTAAATAATCATTTATAATTTGTATGTCTGTACTTGGTCTTATTGTTAAATCTACAGATTGTTTAACATCTGGAGACCAACCAGAATCAGATGCATCAATTTTATTATATTTAGTATTTTTATAATGATTGATTAATTCATCACAAAGAGTATGCGATACTTGAAATGGCATAATAAAGGTTTCAACATTATTTTTTACAATCTCTAAATCAGCCATATAATGTTAATCGCTTTCTTTCTGTTAACTCATCTTCTTCATAGTCTGTTGTATGAGTGATAAACCAACCTTTTCTCAACCTTAACCATGCTTGAGTACATGTGTCAACTATATCATCATTATCGCCAGTTGGAAAGGCAGAACATATATCTATAAGGTTTTTTGCCCACTTTTTCCCTGCAGGATAAAATATACGACCATCTTCTAATAATGCAGAACAGGCATGTGCTCTTGCTTCTTTGTCTCTATCTGGCATATATTCTAAAACTGGTACACCTGCCATTCTTAAATCTTGTAATAAACTTTGTCCACTAGCCTTTTTCTCTATTAACACAACATCTGGTTCATAATCTTCATATGCTTCTTGTGCTATTCGCCTAAGGTCAGGGTATGAAACCCTATCATACCACATATCAATAACGATAGCGTTATAATATCCATTTTGTTTAAACACTCCCCATGTTGTTCTTGCTGAATATGATGACTTCTCTTTTGTTGAAAAGGCTGTATCATACGATTGTATCAAATATTCAATATGTGGCAAATCTTCTTCTTCCCATGGTTCCCACCATTCTGCCTTCAAAATACCACCACCTCTTGGCATTGGTCTTTGTTGTAATTGACCAGATGCACCATAGGTGCCTAAACTTCTTTCTAAATTCTCTAAGGTTCTGCTATCTATTCTTTGTGGCCATAATAACTGACCTTCTTTGGTTCTTGGGTCTGTAAATCCCAATGTACTCTTTACTGGAGTAGGGTGGTTTGCCTCATATTTAGCAGGTAAACATAAATGGTCCCAATCTTCAAATTCATTTGCCAATATATGACCTGTTAAATCATTCTCATGTACTCTTTGCATAATCACAATAAATGCACCATTCTTTGGGTCATTTAATCTTGTTTGCATTGCTTGGTCCCACCATTCAAGTACCGATGTTCTAACTGTGCCAGATTCTGCCTCTCTTACATTATGTGGGTCATCTATTATTATTATATCACCACCTTCACCAGTTAATGCACCATCAACAGATGTGGCGATTCGCATACCAGTTTTATCATTTTCAAATCGTTGTTTTTGGTTCTGGTCTGTTGTTAATTGAAACTGATGACCAAATGTATCTTTGTACCATGTACTATCTATTAATCGTCTACATTTAACACTATCTCTAATTGATAACATTAATGCATAAGATGCGAATAAGAATTTTTTACTTGGGTCTATTGTCCATGTCCATGCAGGCAATGCAACAGATACAGATATAGACTTCATATGTCTTGGTGGAATATTAATAATTAGTCTTTTAATATCTCCGTTTACGACTGCCTGTAAATGTTCTGCGATTGCATCAATATGCCAATTGTCATTATAAATTCTATTTGGCTCTATTGTTGGCCATGCTTCCTTTATGAACAACTTGAGGGAGCGTCTCATTTTCTCGGCTCTCACTTGGTTCAACGACAGCGTATTTAAGTGCTCTTTCAATAGTGTTGAGTTCATTATCTGATAGCTTACTTAAATCAAGTACCTTTCTTTCTTCAATGTTAATATCTTGTGTTATCTCTTGTTTATCTGTTTGCCCTAGTATTTGTTTACCAAGCCAAATAGCCATTGTAGCATTATTGCTTTCGTCCATTATCTGTATTTGTTTTCTTCGTAAAGATAGTTTTCCACTTGCTCTACCTTTATCTATAGCCTTTCTAACTTCTGGCTCATGTGTGTATTTATGCTCTAATGTTCTTAATGGCACATCAAAAAACAAAGCGATTTCCTCCATCGTACAATTTAAAGTACTTAATCTTTCAAGTTCTACCAAGTTCAGTTCTATTTTAGGTCTGCCCTTAGGTTTCTTAGGTGCAACAATTTTTTTAATCTCGTTCATTTTCTTTTCATTCTTTCATCAATGTACTTTTGGTAGAAATAAGTACTTAATCTGCTGAAAATTCCATGTAATTTTAAATAAATATTTGCCATCTTTTTTTATATACCACGAAAAATAATTAATCTGCAATCTTTTTGAGCTTCAATCCATAATTATTAACACCTTTTTTAGGTTTATAATCATCACGAAATATAAGTTTATTTTCTCTTTTAAATTTATTGTAGTTAACATAATGATGATGTCTACCATACCTCCACACAAGTTTTGTTACATCTGGGTGTAATCTCATCTGCATATTAGATTTAGGGATAGTACCTTCTTCTGCATAAAACTCATCTGTATTACCACCTTTAAGTGTTTGTGTATTAGCCTTTTCTTGTAAGAACACATTAAATTGAATTGTACACCAACCTTTCTTAAGTATTCGTAAAGACAAATCAGTATCTTCATTGTACCTACCTCTCCATCTATCTGGTAAAGGTAAATCGTTTCGTATCAGATTACATGAGTATATTCTTGTATTAACTGTAAATGGTCCATATTGATGTGCCCACTTATCTATAACAAAGAATGTATAATTTGGTCCTGCCATGCCTACATTTTTATATCTCAGTACAAAATCTTCCATAACTCTAAATGGTGTGCCATCTATACATTTAATCTCTAGGTTATTTTGCCATCTTCTAAAACATTTGATGTTATCGTCCATAACCCAATGCCACTTGTAACCTCTATCTATAGAATGTTGCCATATAAAGTTTCTAGCAGGTCCCGGTCCTTTAGATTTTCTATCGCCTAAGTCGTCACAAGTATCGTAATCGTCTTGATATGTCTTATCTAACACGAGTATATTTTTCTTCGCCACCACCTTCGCATACTCTGAGTACTCTTGTTCTTCAACAACAACTGTATATGGAACACCCATTTCTTCTAATGCTTTAATAGTTAATCTAGTATCTGCTCTGCCTTTAGATGGTATATAGATGGGGAATTGGTGCATATGGCTTGACAATTAAACATCTCCAATGTTGGTCGTACTTAATGTGTGTAAACTTTTTCTCAAATCGTAGGCAAAGTTTTTACAATTTCCATTCGCATTTACATAATGTAAAAAGACATGGTCGCTGTATTTTACAGGGCAAGACTTTCTATAATGCTCTTGTTCCATTCCTTTGTAAATTACACCTTCGCCAATTTCTAATTTAAAAGGTTTTTCATCTATAAAGATTTCCCAAGGTGTTTCTGGTTCAGCAGAATTTAATGAGATTGTTACACTATATTCGCAAGACTCTCTATCAAGATGCTTAAATAAACCAGCACCTTTATAATATCTTCTAAAATATGAATACGTTGGTATAAGTTTTACACCAGATAAATCTTCAAACGTTGGTTGCATATTAAGTAATAAAGTTTCAAAAACATCATCTGCATAAACTCCAACAGAATATCCCTCTGAATTTTCATCTGCTGTTTCATCTGCTCTTTTTGCAACAACATGACCATGTAATCTTAAATATTTTAACAAATCTTCTGGTATTTTAAATTTACAATTCTTCATTTAATATTGCCTCATTTTTCTTTAATATATATTCTTTTCTTAATTTTTGTTTTCCCTCTCTAAGAATTTGATAAATTTTCTTTTTACCTTCAGACTTTGCTCGTAATCCCATGTAATGTATTGCTGATATTTTCATTTGGTGAGAACTTGAATTGTTTTTTATTTTTTCAATATATTCTTTTGCATTTTTTATACTTTTTCTTGCATTGGCATTTATTTCATAGGTATCGTCCATCTTATGCACCAAATGCCTTATCTTTAATTACATTCTTTTCTATCTTTGGGTACCAAATGTATTTGGTTTTATCTGTATAATCTTGCTTTATTAATTGAAAGAATTTATCCATAGATTCTTTATTAACAAAATTTATAGTTAGTGATTTATAAGGCGATTGGTCTTCGTGGTCAAAACTTGGCATATCTTGCCAATGTTCTTCAGTATCTAACCAATCCCTTGAATTATGGTCTGGTTGAAAAACAATTGTTTCAAGTTCTTGTTGGTCAAAACCTAGATTATCTAAATCAAAACCTAAATCACTTAACATATCCATTTCAAATTTAAGTAATTCATAATCCCAAGTACTATCTTCAGATAATCTGTTATCTGCTATTCTATATGCTTGTACTTGTTCTTCTTTCATGTCATGTGCAACATGAACTGGTACTTTTTTCATTTTAAGATATTCAGCACCCATAAGTCTTGTATGCCCTACAATTACTACATAGTCTTTATCAACGACAATAGGTTGCCTCCAACCATATTTTTGTAAAGAATTTGCTATTTTTTCTGCATTTTGATTTTTACGAGGATTATTTTCGTATGGTTTTATCTTTTCAATGTCTATCATTTCTACTTTCATTTTATACTCCTAAATTAATGTAAGCTGATTATCTTTATCTACTACATAACCTTTATCTTCTAACTCTTTGATTTCCATAAATTTTTCATATGTTGTAACTTCTGATTGCATTTTTTTATATAATTTATAATCAATCTTTTTAACCTGTAGCATCATTTCTTCATACTTTTTATCAACAATTGCCTGTTCTTCTTTTGTTAAACCATTATCAAATATATCGTGCATTGTTTTATTCATATTTAGCCAATCTTTTGCAATTACATCTTGATTTAAATCCATATCCCCAAAATGGAAACCAGACATACTCATTACATTTTATACATTGAAGTGATTTATTATATGGAGGTTTTATATTTACAGTATATTTGATTGCTCTACTCATAACATCTTGTCCTGTAATTAAATGCAAATTCTCTTTGCCCTATTTCACCATATACACCTTGTTCTCTAATTTTTCTTGTGATTATCTTTGTAGAATTGTTTTCAAAATCTCTATGAATTACCAATCCAACATCACACATATTAGCCCAATGTGCAGAACCACTAACTTGATATAAATCTGGTGGTGGTATTATACCTGCATCATTTCTATGTAATTTATGAGGGTGTGCAACCATAAATACAATTACATCATGGTTTCTTGCAAATTGTTGGCATTTGGCAATAATATCACGAATATGCTCATCTTCTCGTTTATTTCCCTCTCTATCGGCAGAAATTTGATTGAAGGGGTCTATGACCAAACCTTTAATTCCATACCTTTGTTTAGAGGCTTTTGCCTTTTTAAGTATATAATCTATCGTAGGTAAATCTTCACTAACCTCAAGAAACTTAAAATGTACATCTAAATAATCTAAACCTGCATTTAATTCTTCCTGTGTTATTCTTTCATAAACACCAATGTCAAATGGCTTTCTGCATCTTTTTTCAAGCAATCTTCTTAAATGATTTTTGGTAGAATGTTCTGGTGAATAAATTAAAAACTTCCAATTTTGTGATTCTGCCAAATTCATTAATATTTGGTCAAGAAAATTACTTTTTCCATGATTAGGTATGCCTGTTATTAAATTAAATGTAGATGGCATAATTTTATATATTTCGTCTAATTTATCAAAACCAGTTGAAATAGCTCTTTGTACATTTCCATCATAGATATTTTGTATTTCGTCTTTATATTCTGATGCAGAATGCAAATCTTCTATTGGAAATTCTTTTGCACCATAAATACATTCAAGTAATTTTTCTTTACCAAATGTTACAAGACATTCATTTGCATCTTTTATTTGCTTCAATTCTTCTGATGAACTATCATTATACAACGGAAAATGAACTACTTTACATATATCCCTGCCAAAACGATGCAACAACTCAAGTTTAAGGGCATTTCCTGCATCATCATTATCGGTCGCTATGATTACTTCTTCAGCATCAAATATCCATTCGCTTTGTTCAAACGCAGAGAATCTTTTATCTTGCAAATCAAACTTTGGTGTTTTAGGTGCACCATCTGGTAAACTGACAGTATTGGTAAAACCACATTCAACCATTGTCAAAACGTCCATCTCGCCTTCTACGAAGATTATTTGTTTTTTAATATCTTGATTTTTTTCCCAATGTTTTAATACATTATCTACATTATATAATGTTTTTAATGCATCTTTAGATTGATGAAACCTTTTATCTTTTGTTCTAAATTTTATATTTACAGTTTTTCCATCATGTAAATAGGGAAAACACAGTTTCTCGTTTGATGTATATAATCCCATTTCTATTGCAATTTCTGTAGATATGCCTCTTTTTTTGAGCCAATCTCTTGCTTCTTCAGATAATTTTTTATTATCTGGTACAAATGGTACAACATTTTCTTTCTTTGGTTCTTTCTTTACTATATAATCTTTTTTTTCTCTGTCGTATACAGAGCCTTTCCAATCACAATGATGGCAATGCCATACTGCAATATCATGTTCAACATTTATTGATAAACAAGGTTCTGTTGTATTTCTTCTTGTATGTGAACATTTAGGACAAACTGTTTTGGTCTGTCCGTATCTTTCTATTCTAATACCTTCGTTAAGTAATTGTTCTTTTATTTGCATCTTTTACCCCACTAATTGATTTAAATTAACTGTGTTATCTTTCTCCTCTATTATCTCCCACCTTTTCCCATTTAACCATGTGGTTGGGTGAGGTATAAACCTTTGTTCTGTGCCATGAACACTTTGTTTATATTTAATAGTTTTAGAATATAACTCGTCCTTATCAATCTCTTTATCAATTATTTTTTTATAGATAGTAAATGCTTTATTTTTTGAACCTGCTTTTCTTGGATAAACATTCCACCAATCATCAAAATCTTTAGTATATATATTTGGTTCTTTATTAGTGGTTATATGGGGTTTCATGGTGATACTGGGGTGGGTATCACTCTGGACCCCATGGGTATCAACCTGTAAATAATACATATTACTTGTTTGTCTTGTTATTTCTCCAGACAAATTTTCAAATCGTTCTTCTTTTAAAATTAATTTGGCATCAATTAAATCTTTTATACATCTCTTAACAGTAGACTCAGACAATTCTGTCATTTTAATTATTGTTTTTATACTTGGGAAACATTTATTTTCATCATCACAAAAATTTGCCAATGTAACTAAAACAAACTTTCGAGGTGAACTACCAACCTTTTGTTTACTCGCCCATTCAAGTGCTGACCAACTCACAATACCTCCGTTATATAAATTGGTGGATTATAGGTTTCTAAAATCTTCTTACGAAGCCTATAATCTCTTGTTATGGTTGCTTTTGATTTTACATCTTCAATTACAACCTCTCCCTTATTATTATTATATCTAAAATCGGCAGTATATCTACCAATCTTTTTGCCATTTACCATTAATGGAAATACTGGGTGTATCTCTAAATTTGAAATATAATTTTTATTTTGCATCTGTTCCAATATTAAGTATCTCGCCAATTCTTTTTTTGAATCAAATTTTATTCCTTTGTAAATTTGCTTCTTTGCGTTGTATTTGTTCTTCATATAAATCGTGTCCATTTACTTCATAATTAGTAAATTCAAATAATTTCTTTGCTTCAGCCCATCTGGGAAGTCTATCGCCTTTCGCCCACGATTCAACATTTCTATAGTGAGTACCAAAGGCATCTGCAAAACTTTTATAACTATAACCATTTTGTTTTATGTAAACTTTCAATCGCATAATTATTATTAAATTATTTTTTTTTAATTGTAAACACATTTAAGGTTGACATACACAAAAAAGGTATTAATTTGTAAAGAGGTAAAATGTAGCCGATAACCTAGAGGGATTAACCAACCCTTTAGGTTATCATTAAGAAGAAAGAAGAACGAAGAATGAAAAGCAACAATCCATTTAATAATCATAATTTATTTTGGTTATCACATAGTTCAATTTCCACTTGGATTCAAAGTCCATCTAAATTTATTGCAGAAAAGCTATTTAATATAAAAGGTGAAAGTTCTGCATCTATGCATAGAGGTACTGCAGTAGAACATGGTCTTGCAAAAAAGTATACAGATGGAATTTTAGATATATTTGAAATAGAAAATAAATTTACAGAATTGTGTAACTTTGATGGGATTGATTGGGAAAATGAAAAAAGACAAAAAGAACATAAAGAATTAAAAAGTTATGCACAAATATTAGAAAGAAATTTTAAATATGAAACATTATTAGGTTATCAAGAAAAGATTGAAGTTCAATTTGATGAACTGCCAATACCTATAATTGGATATATAGATTTTATATTTGATGGTATAATTGTTGATTTAAAAACATCTGCAAGATTGCCTTCTAAGGCATCAGAATCAAATAAAAGACAATTAGCAATATATAAAATGGCTTACCCAACACATGAAACAGAGGTGTTTTATGCAACACCACAGAGATGTAATGCCTTTAAATTAGAGAATTTAGAAATTTACCAAAAGCAAATAAAAGAAGTTGCCTTAGGTATGATGAAATTTTTGAGTATCAGTAATGATAAACAAGAATTAGCTTCTATGGTTCTGCCAGATGCAGACGATTGGAAGTGGTCAGAAAATACGATAAATGAAGTAAAACAAAAAGTTCAAGCATGGAGGTACTTATGAAGAACGAAGAAAAAAAACTGGCAAAAGACCAGACGATTATTGAGGAAATTGTAGATGCATCTGTATCTATAAAACAAGATAATCAATTCCCTAAAACACTTGTTGAAGCATTAAATAAGTTTCAAAAGTTAAATGTACAAGCATTGAAAGATAAGAATAATCCTTATTTTAAATCAACATATGCAGATTTAACTTCTATTATAAATGCTGTAAATCAAGCATCACAATTTGGTTTGGCATTTTCACAAATAGTAGATTATTCAAGACATATCATTGATAAACAAAGAAAAGATATTGCAAAAGATGGCACAAATTCAATAACCAATGTTCAAGCAATAGAAAGAGATATTTATGTTGAAACAATTATTTGGCATATTGATGATAAAGACAATACATTAAGTTGTAGAGTACCAGTATTGGTAAAAGATAATGATAATGACCCACAAAAAATGGGTTCAGCCATAACATATGCAAAAAGATATGGTCTACAAGCTTTATATGGCTTGGGACAAGATGATGATGGAAACCAAGCAAGTGGAAAAGGAGACAAAAATGGATAATATAAAGAAATATGATAATACCAATAGTGGTGTTCTTTATACAATACCAAAAGACCCAAACAATGAACCAGAGTGGAAATTAATCCAACAAGGTAAATTAAACATTGATGGGAACGATATGCGAATTGTTGGCATAAAAAGACTAAATAAAGATGGCAAAGAAATGGTTGGCATATTTAGAGAAATTGGCACGATTAAAGAAAATGCCAATAAAGTAAATGATAAAGAACCAGATGCCAAAGGTGTTGTAAATAATATTGTTGATAATGGTGGATTTACAATTTCTGCATGGAAAGAAATATCGGAAAGAAAAAATGCCTATGTAAGTTTAAAAGTAAGGGCATTTCAAGAAGATGGTTCAAGAAAAGTAGAAGATAAACAAGACGATAATAATCAAAATAACGACATCAAAATTGATGACGATATACCATTTTAAAAGGAGAAAATGATGCAAATAAAAGATTTAATATTATCTGAAGTAAATTCACACCCAAGAAGCAAAAGGTCTGATGCACCAACTGGTTCTGAAAATCTTACACAACATGAAAATGTTAAAAGATACTTAGAAAGCATGAACATGATAACACCATATTATGCTCTTAATGTTTATGGTGCATTTAGATTAAGTGCAATCATTTATGAATTGCGAAAAGAAGGCTTAGATATTATTACTGAAATGGTAACGAGTAAAGGTAAGTCATTTGCCTGTTATATGTTAAAGGCACGATATGATGAACTTGAAGCACAAGCCAATACGTAATAAAAACTTTATGATTTTTGTAGCGAACAGAGATTGTTCGTTACAGAATCATTCAACCTATCGTTGTAGTGGTGGTGTTCAAGCACATCATTTATTAAAACCATGGGACGGATATAGAGGTATGGGTTTAAAAGCAGGCGATAATAACTGTATTCCTCTCTGCCAAAAACATCATGCACATTTACATGATAAACATGGTAATGAAGATACGTTTTGGACATTATTTAAATTGCCAGAAGATTATGGTCGTATTGTATCACAATCATTATGGTATTCATTTAAACTAGGAGTATCTATGGAAGAAAAAATAAGTAAATTCAAGGACTTAATAACTGAAATTGACATATCACAATACAAACAAAAAGAATATGTAGTTATTGTAAATGCTATTTATAAAAGTATTTTTGGAGACAAATATGGAAACTGATAAAATTACAGAAGAAGATGTACAAAAGGCAGTAGATTATTTACGAGACAGTTCTACTGAGTGTGCAAAAGCAAGGGCAGAACTAATTTATGTTACTGAATATAGAAAATCTTTAAAAGCAATCTTGATGAAAAAACATGGAGAACTGGCATATTCTGGTCAAGAAAGAGAAGCATATGCTGAACAAGAATATAAACAACATTTAGATGCAATAAAAGAAGCAACTTTTACTTATGAACGATTAAAATTTTTAAGAGAATCAGCAAAAGCCAAAATAGATGCTTGGCAAACAATGTCTGCGAATATTAGAGCTATCAAAGTATAAAGAGGCTACCAGTCTTTTCTTCATACTTGTGTATGATTAAACAAAAAAAAATTTTTACAGAGGTTCTAACTCTAGTAATCGTTAAAAATGTCAAGAAAAAAAAGTTTTTATAATTATAAAATTTATGATTGACATAATAACTACTGATATTACCTTAAAACTATCATTAATTTTATTGGGAGAAAGAAAATGATAATAGAACTTTACGAAGATGTAAAAAAACTAGAAGAAATAAAATCTGTATGTTTTGGTTATTCACGAAGTACAATCCAATCACATATCCAAGATTTAATAAATGAAAAAAATAAACAAATCGCAAAAATTCAAGATGAACACAACAGACGTTCATTAGAAGATTTATTGGGGAGGAAAATATAATGGGTGGTCAAGTATTTAAAAATCATATGGAAAAAAAGATGGATAAAGAAATAGAAGATACAATTAAAAATATTTCACATCACGAAGAAGTAGAAAAAAAGGCAAAATCATTATACATGAAATGGTACGAAAAAAATCTTTTACCTTTTGATTATGCAGATAAAGATGATTTTGTAGAATATTTTACTGACCTATATATTAAAAATTGGGAGGGTTCACATGAATAAACCAATTTTATGTTCAGAAATATTATCTGCACTAACACAACCAAAAAGAGCATTAGCCCTCTATCAAGGAGGGCGAATTGCAGATTCAAAGATAAGAGAAAAACAATTTGAATTTGTTGATGCAAAGAAATTTGTAATTTCAGATGACATGATTGAAAATGCTTGGGAAATTTCACTTTCAAAACCATCTGTAATATTAGAATTACTTGATTATGCAAGAGTTCCATTTGAAAATGTTTGGTTTGAATGGAACGAAAATCATAGACAAGAAGTAATGAAAAACCATGCCAAAAAGAATGGCAAAGAGATAGATGAAAAAAACCAATACCCCAGTAGGGTTGGTTATCATATTAAAAAATTTAAAAATCGTTTAGATGAAGATTATTATTTATACGAAAACTGGTGGTTTACTGGTACAAATGTAGTAAATCAAGAAAAATGGTCATCATCTGAATTACCAAATAAATATTTTACACCTACAATGTGTTTTTCATTAGAAGATACAGACCCAAATTGGGAAGATGCCATTGCACGAATTGAGTTATTAGATGAAATGCCAGAAAAAGGTAGACCTACAACACCAATGGATATGATGGTACAATCGTTCTGTGTTGGTGTTCAATTATTAGGTAGAAATTACTCATATAAATATATACCTAGAAGATTTTTACTAACTATTGAAGAAAAACAAAAATTAGGTAATCAACAAGGTTATTTAAAATTTTTAGAAAAGATAATTAAATACGAAGGTAATCACGAATTTAATTGTTTTAAACAGATTTGTTATAGATTGAGTTTGGCACAAAGTTCAGCAATGCATTGGTCAATACCAGAATGGAAGTTCAAAGAGGGATATACAATAAAAGAAATACAAGAACATGAATCAACTGCATTGCTTACAATGGAAGGCGATACTAGATTTATGATTAGTTTATTATCTTTAATAAATCAAAATTTACATGAACAGGAATTTGTAGAGCCTAATTCTAAAATTGTTCATACTGTTCTTGGTAAAAGGGTTCCTAGAAATTCTTATTATGTATTAAATGTGATTGTGCCAAAATCTGGTATCAGAAAAATATATAAAACTACATTTACTGGTAAGGGTAATCCTAAAAGAGAGCATGAAAGAAGAGGTCATATGAGGCACCTGCGAGATAAAGATGGTAATGTGTATAAAAAGATATGGATTAAAGATATGGTCGTTGGTAACGCAGAACTAGGGAAAGTAACCAAAGATTACAATTTTAAATCTGAATAATGTATAAATGTAAAAAAAATACCTTTTTAGTGTTGAATTTTTACAAATATAAATTATATATATACTATAATCAATTTTATGGGAGAAAGATTATGAACAAAAAAATCTTAAAATATATTGAAGAATATAAAGGTTATTCTTTAACAGATTGGGAAAAAGAATATTATTCTAAACATTACCCAACAATAGAGAAGTTTGAAAAAGACATGATATATCAATCAATATCAGATATTTCAAAAGAATTACATGGTTCACGATATAGACTTGATATTGATGAATATTCAATAGAAGAATTGCAATCAATCTTAGATGAGTTCATTCAAGAAATAAAAAATGAAAATCAAAGAAGAGCAGATAAAGAGGCTGAGAATTTTGTTAAAAATAAATTATTGGCAAAAAGTATCGGTGTTTCTATTGAAGACTTACACAGATGGGAAGTGGCATGGTAGCCACCTCCCCCTATAACCCAACGGAGGAATGTAAGGTTATTCCTCCTTGTATCATAAAATAAAAAAGGAGACAATTATGTTAGATACTAAATTTTATAAAGACGAAATGGCTAAGGTAGATTTTCCAATATCTATTTTGCCTATAAATGATATTCCATTAGAGATGGGGCAGAAATTGGTAAGAACTGATACATCTGAACCTTTGGGTATTGTTAAATCAAAATATAAACCAATCCTACATACAGATTGTTTTGGTGGTGCAATTGAGCAAATGAAGATTGCAGGGGTATCTTTTAAAGATGCTGAAATGAAGATACAATCTTATGAAAATGGTGCAATGGCAAAGATGGAGTTATTATTACCAGACCATAATACAACTATTGGTAAACATAATTTATCTTTAAAATATGTTGCCAGAAATTCATATAATGGTAGATGGAAATTTCAAGCTTTCTTTGGTTGGTTAAATCATGTTTGTTTTAATACATTGGTTACTGGTCAGAAATTGGCATATACATCAAATAGACATACTAAATCTTTTGATATTGAATCATCTAATAAAAAGATTACAAATGCCATAAAGGCAGTTACAGATGAAACTGAAAGATTTAAGAATTGGTGGGATATACCAGTAGAAGATGAACAGGTAAAAAACCTGTTTCAATCTACTATTGCCAAGCAAAAACTATCCAGAGGTAGTAAAATGGCAGGTATTAATGAAACCAATAAAAAGCAATTATCTATTTTAATGGGATTATACGACCAAGAGGTAGCACAATTACATGGTCAAGGGGATTATGGCAGAAAAGATGCTAAAGGCTCTCTATGGTGTGCATATCAATCAGCAACTGCATGGTCTACACATCTCGCAGATATACAAAGAGATGATACAAAAAAATATCTTGTAGAAATAGATAGACAAACTTTGGTTTCAGATATGGTCAATTCTGATAATTGGAAAGAATTAGAAGATGCTTAGGGAGGGAAAAATGAAACTATTATATCTTTTAATAATATTGGGGTTAACTGCTTGTAGCAGTTCCCCAAAAAATAAAGTTGCAGAAGTAAAACTTGGCACAGTAATACCAAAAAATATGTCTTCAGATGGTGTAGCAAAATTAATGCATGACAGACAAATATATCAAATGACAAGACAAGAGGTTATTACTGCCATACAAGATTGCCATTCTGCTGATTTAAGGGCTGTATTATATCATGGTAGGGTACAAGTAACTGGTCGTTATATACCTATTGTGGTTCAAGTACAATGTGCAGTTAAAACAACTAGATAAAGGGGTTGGGGAGTATTATGAATCGTAGGCGAAATTTTTGGAGTACTCCCCAACCAGATGCAACTTTATTATACATTAATTGGTTGATATTACTACTAATTTATATAAAATGTTACTAACTTTTATGGGAGAAAGATTATGAAGAACGAAAATTTAATAGATACAAATAAATATATTAAACTAAAATATCCAGATGGCGATGTAGAATTTTGGACATGTGACAGTCCGATTTCAGAATTAAAAAGACTTCAGAAATTACACAATAACAAAATTGAAATAGAATATATTGAGGTAAGGGTAACAAAATGAACATTTACGAACACGATAAAGAAACTTTACAATACATTGACCATTACTCAGTAACTGAATTGGTTGATAGAGGTCAATATGAAAAGAATAAATTTTTTAATATTAAAGATGCAATTAAATTTAGAGATGCTGTATTAAACAAAAATAAATTGGCACGTGTTGCAATATATGCAGTTTGTACACCACCTGCCAGACCAGTTGTTAACTTGATAATGGAGGTTTAAATGGATAATAGGTATTATGTTAAGATACGTTTATACGAAGATTTACCAGATATGCCACATAGTGGTAAATATTTAGAATTTATGATAGAGGCAAAATCTGAGCAAGATGTTCGTATGATGGTTTCAGATAGACATAAAATAACTTTAATTACATTAGTAGATTAGAATGAAGATAATTAAAGATTTTTTAGATAAAGATTTATTTAATAATTTACAATCTATAGTTTTTTCTGAGAACTTTCCCTATTATTATAGGGGGTTTGTTAGCGACCCATCTGATAAATCTGATTTTTTTTTTGAACATATTTTATATAAAGAAAAACAACAGGTTAGCTCACATTTTGATGATGTATTGATGCCATTAATTGGAAACATACAATATAATTATTTATTAAGAGCAAAAATAAATTGTTATACAATTAAAAAGAAACATATTTATACTGAAATGCACAGAGATTTTCCATTTTTACACCAAGTGGCATTATTTTCTTTTAATACATGTAATGGTTATACCTATTTTGAAGATACAAAAGAAAAAATTAAATCTTTAGCAAATCAATTAATAATTTTTGATGGCAACAGAAATCATTGTAGTGTTGCACAAACAGATACAAATTTAAGAATTAATGTTAATATTAATATTTTATAGATTGGAATAATTTTAAAAATATGATAAAAAATTTTATAGATAAAACAAATATTACTTATATTAAGATTTATTTTATCTTGTAAAGATAGAATTGGGCTTCGCAAGAAAAGTAGCCTCTTGGCTCTCTTTCTCCCACCCCCACCTTAAATTGGTATGTGAAGGGCGAGGATAAGCATACCACCGATTAAGTTTTATTAGCTTTCCAAAGATAAAAGATTAGAACAAAAAAACCAATTATTGTAATTGTTAAACCTATTATAGCAATTACATTTATTATTTTATCTCTTTGTTCTTGTTTTTTATGGACAAATTCTGCTCGTTCTTTTCTTATTTTACCTTCTAGTGCCAATAACTCGTTCCAACCAGATGGACCATAAGACATCATAATTATATTTTTTAAATCTTGTCTGTGTTTTTGCATTTTTTTCTTGGCAATTAAACTATCAACTGCAACCTTTTCTATATTTTCACTATTAAACATAGATTGCCAAAATGTAGGGTTCTTAGCTCGTTTCTCTAAATGTTCAATATCACTACTATTTTGCATAAAAGTAGAAACTTGATTTGTCATTTCAGATATATCTTTGCCTAATGCTATACCTTGTTTAAGATAATCTACACATTTGGTAGCACCTGCTAATAATATACCAATGGTTGCAGGTTCCATTTTCTACCTCACCAATAATCCCACCAATAAAACTATAGTCGTTCCTGCTGTTCCTATCATTATGTGTTCAATACGTTTTATTCGTAAAATAGTTTCTTTCCAACGTTCTGCACATACAGCCTCGTGTGTATCTATTTGTGCTTTTACTTTTTCTACTGAAGGTCTAGGCATATACTCTAACATTACTCCCCAACTCATGTCATATCAAGTGAATCTAATATTTTTCTACGTGCAGACATTGGAACATCTTGTAAAAATTCTGATGCTTGTGCTGACCCTGTAATAGTAATATCTTCATCTGCAAGAGGTGCAGTACCTGTTACTGTACCACCAATTATACTATCTATAACCCTTTCAACTTTATTAGTTAACATATCTCTTGCACTTTTATCTCTTAAAGAATTTTTTAGTAACTCTACATCTTCTTCTAATATTAATTTTGCCACTTGTGCAAGTTGACTATCTGAAAGTTGTGCTGATTTACCCGGCAATATTTTTCTAATTAACCTCATACCACCACCAACAGTACCTTGTAAAAGGTCCATTACATCTCCTGCATCAGATAAAGTAAATGATGTCCCAATTCTTTTTGACTTTTCTAAGGTTGGTGCTGTAATTGTTGTATTTAGTATTTTACCTTTTGCCATAAGAGCACCTGCAGCAACATCAGCTTTATTTAAAATTTCTTCTAAAGATTCTTGTGGGTAAAGTTTACTTAAAATAATTCGTTCTCGTGATGGTGGTTCTGTTTTTACTAATTGATTAATAAAATTGGCTTTTCTATTTCCAGATGCAAGTTTTCTAATATTTGATAATGCACCAAGTTTTAAGCCTTCTATAGCATTTTTATTACCTGTGCTTAAAATATTATCAATAATAATTTCTGCATCATCAGCACTCTTATTAAAGATGGTTTCACCTATTTTAAAATTATCATTACCTTTTTTTAAATTAGACCAATTTAATCTTGTTTGTTTAAGGTCTGGCGATATATCATCAATAATCTTTCTTAAGGCATTTTCTTGTACTCTTACTTCTTTACCAAGTGTTCCGTCGCCTTTTTTAAACAATTTTGCTTGTCTATCAAATAGAATACCACGAATTTTTTCTGCCATCTCTAAACTAACATCACCTGTTAACGTTAAAACACCTTTATCATCTATCTTAAATAAATTTCCATCACCACCTGTAGCACGATGTAACTCATTCATTTTTGACCTTAAGCCTCTATTTATATTGGCAATTTGTAAAATAGCTAAATTTAAATTGTTTGATTTAAAATTTTTAAATTTATCGTAAATTTGATTATATGCTTTACTTTCTGCACTAGCAAAAGCACTTTGATTTGCTTGAAATAATTTTTTTACATTACCTTCTGCACTACCAGATAAATCTTTTTGTATGCCACTAAATACCTCAGCAGGTTTTTTTATGGCACGTTCTTCTAATTTTTTAGCAATTTCTCCAGCACCTCTGGTACCTTTAGAATATAACGCTTTAATATTTGAAGCCAATTCTGAACTGATTTCTGGAATTATTTTACCTTGGGCAACACCAGCAATTATGTCATCTATACTTACAGCAGATTCTTCTGCTATTCTTTGCAACTCTTTTTCAGCCTTGCTACCTACTTGTCCTTTAATTTTTCTTAATAATGGTTGAGCAATGGCTTTACCTACTCCTGCTATTGCCTGCATTGTTTTTGCAGCCAATGGACCTGCAACAGCACCTGTTAATGTCTCACCAACCAGTTCTGCAGGTTTATCCATAACTCGTTCTGTTATTGTTGAACCTTCTTTACCACCTAATCCATATACAAAACTACTACCTGCACCAACTGTTGCCATTCTACCTAAAGTTACAGGTGCCATAGTACCACCAGAAAAAATACTTAATGTTAAACCGGGTACGAATGCACCACCAATCTCCAATGCCATAGATGTTTTAGGAAACTGTCTTTGTATTCTTTCAACTTCTGCTCTTTCTTCTTCAATGGCTTCATCTATAGTTAAATCTGGGTCAATATAACCACGAAGTGTACCTATCGCTTCATCACCAAATCTAAAACCTAAACCTTGACCAAAAAACATACGAGCAACATCTTTATAGTTAATAGATGGCTCTTTTATACCATATTTTTTTCTTAATCTTGTTGCTGTTTCACTCATTAATTATCCCTGCTATCTAATTCTTTTTCAATAAGTTCTAGTTGTGTATCGTCTATTTTAAATATTTCTGCATTTTGTATTAACTGTAGTAGAAATTTTTTTGTCGTTCTTTTTAATACCTGTGGGTTAATAATTATTTTTGCATCACCTATACTTGTGCCCTCATTTTTATCTACGTCAGTAATATCAACTTGTTGTCTCATTATATCATCTGGACTTTCTTTAACAGTAAATCCGGGTGCAATAAATTCAAAGGCTGATTGTTTCTTTTCATCTGATGCATTTGTACCTGCAAGTTTATCAGCACTTTTCTTAAATCCATCTATAACTTTATTAAATCTTTTTGTTTTATCAGCATAAATTTTTATCGTTGCATTAAATATTTGTTTTCTTATACCTTTTGATAATTTACCAGTTCCAAGTAAGGCATTTATAATTTGGGCTTTTAAAGATGCAGTTATAGAACCTGCACTTGCAACTGATTGCACTTCTGATTCTCTCGCCACAGATGTTGGGTCAAGTATTTTTGCAAAACCAACTGCTAAACCATAATCACTAATCGCATCTTCGTTTTCATAAAATCCCTTAATATTCTCATAGGCTCTTTGTACCTCTTTGTGTGCTTTTAATGAAGGTGCTAAGTTTTTTTGTTGACTTTCTATTGCACCAAAAACTTCTTTATCAAACCCAGCAATTTGTGTTGGATATGCCTTAATTATAAAACCTTTTTTATTTGCATATTTAGCATCTTCTTCATTTAATAGAACATTACCATTTGCAGAAATTTGTAAATTTGTAAACTGTGGGTCTGCCCTCATTAAGTCAGTATCTACAACACCATATGGTTGTAATTTTTCACTATCTTTTTTTTCTGAAGCAAGTGATAATTTAGACTTTATATCATCTGGTAAACGTGAAAATTCACCTTGTGTTATTAATGTAGATTTACCTGCTGGTACATTCTTACCTCTAATTAAAACATCTTCTTTTGCTGTAACAGAAAAAGGTTTGGTTGTATCGCCCTGTGCTTTTAACAGGCTTAAACCAGTGCTTAATTTTGTTAAATCTTCTACTCGTTGTACTTTTTTTCTATCTAAATAATCTTTTGTACCTGCTCCAATACCAGTAGATATTGAACCAAGACCTGTAGCACCGGGTTTACTTGCCTCTGCTATTGTTCTTAAAGAGCCTTGTAAAAGTGCTAGGTTTTTCAATGTGTTGTCTGAAACTGTACTTGGTTGCAAAGCTCTTTGTATTAAAGGTCCTAAGGCACCTCTAGTTATATCGCCAATATTTGTACCAGATGCACCAAGAGTTGTATTTAAGAAATTTTGTGTCGTTGTAAAATCTGTTTCTGCCATTATTTTTTACCTAATCCATATAATGCACCTAATGCTCCTAATGCACCAACTGTCTGGCCATAAATACTTGGTTGGTTAACAATTTCAGAGCCTGTAGATAATTGTCTTGTCAATGTCTCATATGGTATGCCTTGCAAGGCACCAAGTACAAAATTCAACATTTCAAATGGAAATTGTTGTTGTTGTAGAAAATCACCATAGGCTGTATCTAATGCCCTTTGGTCAAGTGTTCTTTCTGCTTCTCCAGCAGTTAATAATCCAGTTGCTCTTTGTTCAGTTAATGCTTGAGATAAAGGTGCTAATTCTGCT